GTTGTTACTCCGTAGTGTCCTTCCGAGGATGCTCCGCGGTCTCAACTTCTGCCTAACGGCAGAGGTCGGTCCTGGAACATGAGCTCCGCCCCGCTGTTGGTGTTTAGGCACTAGATCAGCGAAGATGGGCTCGTCGAAATAACCTTCAGATGCTAAAACTTAAGTTCGCTATATTTAGGTTGGTTTTATCCTTCCTAAATAAGGCTTACCTTAAAGTTGAAGCGCCTGAGGTTTTAATCCGAGCTTGGGTAGGTGCTGTTCAAAAGTGGGTGGACACGAAGGGAGGAGTGTGGGCTATCGGTCGCGTTAAAGCGACTCGTTTAGCTTATACTCGTTACCTCTGTGGACAACCACTTGAGAGCAGCCCAGGCTTTGGGGTTCAGCTTAATCCGGAGGGCCTCCCAGGCCCTCTAGACGAGCTGTTCCGAGATATGAAACCCTCCCAGATAAGACTGGGGTTATCCCTTTTAGGGATTTCCCGGATCATACCTGGTTGGAAGAGCCCCGACCTATCTCCTATTATCGATCCCCCTGAGAGCACTAAATTATCCTATTATGGATTAGCTCTTAGTGGCATCGTAAAAGAGTTAGGCTGGGAGCTCCCTCGGCCCGTCTGGACCGAGGTTCATGTCTCAACCAAAGCTGGCCCTAACGCGCAAGCAATGGTGGGTGCAATAGAGGACGCTCACCTCCTAACAGAGGCGCAGATTAGCAACCTGCGCATTCTGGGTGGAGATGGGTTAGTCCAGTCTATTGGGATTCACCAATCAGTCAGCCTCGGTGCTTGGCAAGAGATGTTAGGTTTGAAGCCCAAAGGGCTTCAGTCCAAACTATCCCTAGTCAAGGACAAAGAAGCTAAGTGTCGGATCGTTGCCATCCTGGATTATTGGACGCAGGCCGCCCTTAAGCCCCTTCATGACGCAGAGATGCGATTCTTGAAGGGCCTGAAAGGCGACTGCACCTTTAAGCAGGATGGGTTTCGACGAAGCCTTAGTAGCTCGGGGCCGTATCATTCTTTAGACCTGACCGCCGCGACCGACCGAGTTCCTGTCGCAATACAGGAGCCCGTGTTAGCCACGTTAGTTGGGTCGGAGGAATATGCGGCCGCTTGGCGTGAAGCTTGCGTCAACCGGGACTTTAGACTCACATGGGGTAACCGCGGCGTAGTTCGCTACGCTTGTGGCCAACCTATGGGGGCCTATTCGTCTTGGGCGACGTTTGCTATCACTCACCACGCGATAGTGCGTTTAGCAGCGTTACGGGCAGGTTTAACCGCCCGTTTCACTAACTATGCACTTCTCGGTGATGACATCGTCATTGCTAACGATGCCGTTGCCAAGGAGTACCGTGCTATTCTTAGCGACCTAGGCGTTTCCATCTCTGAAACAAAGACACACGTGTCATCCGACACATTTGAATTTGCTAAGAGATGGATCCAACGCGGAGTCGAAGTCACCGGCGCCCCTATGGGTTCTCTATTCGAGGCCATCCACTTCATTAGTAAGAAGTCCCTTGAGAGCCAAGGCGGGAATGTTATTCCTACCAAAGCAATCAGGAAGGTTTCCTACTACGAGGTGGCAACCTGGTTTAGAGAGCTTGAGTCGCGCTGGTTGCCTCGGTCCTACACTATGGTTTCCCGGGGCTTGTTTGCTCGCTTGTTCCTACTCCTCGGCCGTGGGCCGCTCTCCGAGCGGCTCGCAGCTAAGGCGTGGAACTTCTACCTGTTACCTTCGCGAGAAGATAGCAGGACTCTTCGTGCTTGGAAGATCGAGAAACTCGGTCTCCTACACTTAGAGGGCCTCCTTGGTTGCTTCTCATGGAGCAGGTCGGCCGTGAAAACGGTTCCGATCTTACTTAATGAGTGCAAAGCAAGGGTGCTAGAAGGAGCAATCAAGAAGCACCTTGAGACTTTGTCGGGCTTCCAGTTGGAAGCGGCAAAGTATCTCAAGTGTGTTCCTGAAGGGTTGGATGCCCAATCGACACTGCTCGCCTTAGCTCCTTTTGCAGCCGTCTTTACATCCGTAAGGACCCTGCAACTGGAGTTCGACAAGGCGCGTGAGGTCAGAGGTTCGGACGATGTGTCTAACTGGTTACAGTTGGACGTTCGTCTGTTCCTTGAGCCTTTCGCATCCTTATCGAAAAGGCAAAGCAAGACCGTAGCAGCTAATAAGGCAACTATCGTAAACCACTTTACGGCTATGTGCCGCGGGATAGAAGAGATACGTACTCTTGCCATCGGGTTTGTAGATCAGCATCAGCTGGCTACAGTCCTAATGAACAAGAACGTTCTCCCTACCCGAGGTGATAGCCGTCGTCGGAAGGCGCCAACTCCTATCCTCCTCTCTCGTGCAGACGCACAAGAGATTATGGATGGGATGGAGACGCTTGCCGACTAATAAGCGGCCGATAGGCTTGGGGGAGGTCCTTATTCTTCTCA